CAATGTAGATAAGGTCTTCCTTGAATACTTCTTCCCAGTCAACTCTGGCAATTTTCTTCAGCTGTTCTAGCTTTTGAAATCTCTCCCCAGGTAAGGATAATCTAAGCTCGATAATCTTCTTAGCAGTGGCATAACCAATACCTTTGACTTGCTTAGCTATTGCTTCAGCAGTTGCAGCATTGACATTTAACCTTGTGTCAGCAGGGATTACAGTTTCAGGGATTTTATCCTCATCCTTCTTCTCGTTCGAGAGAGGTTCAATTGTTTCACCTGTACGACCTTTGTTGGGTTCGTAAGAGACTAAATCATCAAGAGCAACATACTGGACGACTCCAGTTGCATTTTTAACCATTGCCCAGTCCTTATCGTGATGTCCGATAAACTCGACAACCTGTCCATTCTTTTGATTTTGATATAACGCCATAAATTAAAAAAGGGCATCCCTATTGAGATGCCCTTATTGTAGTGAAAAAACCTAAAGAATTAGGTCTCAGTCACGAATGGGACGTATGTATCATCCAAGTTTGCTGGATCATCATCTACGAAGTACGAGACTTCAACGATGATTGGAGTACCACCAGTCTGTGTAGAAGTTAATGCACTTCCTGTACCGTTGCCTGCTGCATTACGCACATAAACCTTTAGAGTTTCTGCGCCTGCAAGAACAGCTGCGGTTACGATTCCCTTCTTAGCAGTTGTTGGAGCAACAGTTAAGCTTGCTACAGCAATTGTTGGAGAGGAAATAACAGTTGTACTAATAGTTGCAGCCGCAGAAGCAGCAGCATCCTTCACTGCAATAGTGTCGCCGTTAGTACCAACTAGTCCAGAAGCAGCGTCTCCTACGCCTAAATCCTTACGCATGTCAGGTACACGAATACCAACGTGGTATACGTTTGCGCCTGCTGGAACTGTTAATCCTGTAATGTCAGCGCGAACTTTGTCGTCGCCACGCATGTCAGGACTAGGGATTGTTATCGCGAACTCAGTTCCTCCAGTGGAGCTAACGAGTGCATAACCAATCTTCTGGAAATATTGTCTACCAGGAATAGCCACCACTGGCTGTCCTTGATAGCTCGAGAGAGTTGTGACCCAGTTACCTGGGAAAATCTTTTTAGCCATTTTTAGTTACCTCCTCAATATACGAATGAGTAAGCAACGGTAATGAAGTCCTTGTTCAGGATTTCAAAACCAGCAAAGAGACTCCAAATCATAATGATGAATCTTGAGAAGTCATCATTGTTATTAAGAAGAATCTGTGCGTTGTTACCACCAATACCTACACCAACTGCCTGTGGTCCGAAGAACAACATTGGAGCAATTGTATAGTTAGCAGCACCAGCACCACCAGGGGCGACAGCGATACTTGCATTGATAGTTTTCTCAGGCAGGTTGGTTGATTCGAACCATCTTACGCCCTCGAACAAAAATCCCGTCGGCATGACAGGCTGTCCGGCAACGAAGCCAGCTTGTCCATAAGCTGGACCCATACCTTGGAAGAAGTTGGCGTTAGGAGCTTGCTCAGGAGACATAGGATTAACCATGCCATTTCCTGCATAACGTGCAATCTCTCTAAATGCGTCGTTCTGCCGTAAGTGCATCATTGCTGTTGGATCAGCGATGCATCTGTAATATCCATCAGAGAATGTTGGGACGTTGCGCTTACGCATGTCCTTAACAACCTGAAGAAGGTCTGTCTTTACGTCGAACTTAGCTGAAACACCAGCACCATATGTTAGGAATGGGCCAGCAGCTGCTTTAGCACTTCCACCAGGGAAGAAATATCCACCTTCGCTAGGTGATGCTAAACCGTTAGCTTCTGCTTTAAATAGTTCGTCTGCGAATACTCTGTCTCTCCAACGTCTGTAATCATCGAGAAGGGTAAGTGAACCTATGCTCTGGTGAAAAACGTTGAGATTACCAGTGTCTAGTAAAAGACGCTGTGCTGTTAAGAGGGTCTCACGTGCAACCTTAAATGTTGAAGGAGAAGTTTGAGCTGCTGGATCAGCAGGTCCGGTGTACTCCTTAAGGTTGACGAGGACTTTGTCCTTAACAATATTTCTGCTAGAAGCTGTGCCAAGTGTTTGATCAGCAGTACGCTCTCTGGAATCCTTATTACCAGGATTACCCCAGAAGCGATATCTGTCTAATTGAACAGTTTGACCGGGTTGTTTCGAACAAGCATTAATGGTGTGGCTCTTTATCCTCACCCACAAGATTAAGGACTCTTGTGATTGGACTATATCTTCACCCTTTAAGCAGGGGTTGGGCGCTCGTGGACGAATTACCGAGTTTCCTCTCGTCGTCTAGTCTCTGAACCTTCCAGATTGTCGTCTGGCTTGGCTGCTGATTAACCTTCTTTTCAGATCCGGTCTTCCAGCAATTCACCCAATTTTTCAAACAACTTACGTTGTATGGACTCCATCGAAGTCGTGAACAACCACAGGCTCTACAGCCATCTCGATGATATAACCGGGATGTGGCAATGTGTTATCTCAAAGGCTCTTTATCCTTTGATTCTGTATCTTTACCATCGATACAGTTCAGACTATCTCATCACTTTAAAAGTGTTCTGCGCTCGTGGGAACATTACTCAGTTGCCTGTCGGTTCCTAGTCGTTGCACCTTCCAGAATGTTTTTTCTGGCTTGGCTCAGGATTACCCGACATCGGAGGGCTTCCCTGAATTCACAGAATTTTATTACCGCCGCTTAACGGTAGAGCTCAGCCCCTAGCAGTTTTGGAAAATCATTATCAATCCACATTGGGATTTATAACTCCGAAACTTATAGGGAACAAATACACACCTATTGTGTGTTGTCTATATCATAAGTACATCTCATAGGGTAAAACTTTTGGAGGCTAGAGACGTTCGTGGAATCCTCGGATTATTAATAGCAGATGGCAGTCTTGTCCCATATCGCACTCCCAGCGGGGGATATATCCAATTAACTCTGACTGCCGGTGCAAATGAAACTGCTTTCCTTGAAGAAAAAGTTGAAGAATTTAAGCAATTTATTTTCACTAGGGCCAAAATTGTTCCCTATAAAACAAAGGCACGATCTAGTGGTAATTCGACCCCAATACTGCGTTTCCGTGTATCGACTAACAAATTACGTCCTATATACAATCTTCTCTATCCAATTGGAGAACGTCAGATAACACAATTAGCCTTGGACCTGTTAGGTGCTCAAGCTGCTGCATGGTTATGGGCAGAAGGAGGGAAAATCTTAAAAAACGGCTCCTCTGTGATTTCCCGAGTAGGTTCAACTTCAGAAGAAGCACAGATTATTGCTAAATGGCTGCAAATGCTTATCGGTGCTGAAGGTGTGATTGAAGATCAGCACGTTAGGCCCAGAATTACTTTTGATCCAGAGCAGACCTTAAAGATTCAAGAGCAATTAATAAATTACGCGCCCAAAAGTCGTTTACACCTATTCAAACAGGAGCAATGGAATGTCAGCTCAATTCGTAGCGCACGCACTGAGTTACAGCTTGGGAAAGGGGAGCATCAATCTCAAGGGGAAGAGACAGCGACCTTGGCTAGGAATTACAAGGTCTGAAATTGATCGAACTTATCTAGCTCATCAATTAAGAATCCTGCGTCAATCTCACGATGGTCCCGTTGATTACCTCTCTGATCGTGTGCCAACAGATGGTTTCTACGATCTAGAGCGAATTCGTTTTCATGGTGAGACACTATGGAGAGCTTATGAACTTCTATACCCGAAAGATAAAAAGGCTATCTCTAGGGATGTCTTGAATATTGCAGGACTCAAAGGAGCTGCTGCTTTGTGGATTGATCAAGGTCGAATCAGTGGTAAGCGTGGCTCAATACGTGGAAAATATTCAGAGAATGATTACCTGCAATTAGAGTCCTGGTTTAATGATCTAGATATACCTGCAAAAATACATCGCAACAATATAGGAATCGTTCAATTAAGTTTTAAAAAAGACTCACTTCATCAGTTAATTAATCTCATAAGACCTCTCATACATATCACTATGAGAAAGACCTTAAGGGCGCAAGTATCAAAATTCAGGTAGATTAGACTTGCCCCGAAGCAGAACTACGTCAGGGGTTTTGACCATATCAGGAGTTCTAATTTTTGTAGTTTCTTAGAACTTTAATTTGTACCCTGTGCGTTCAGCTGACGTGCAGGGCTCCTGATTGATCATTCGATTTTCGAAGCCTACTAAAATACGTCTATACAAGGGTTTGCATGCTCGTCGCTAACTGATCAGTATGACTAACGTAAGCAGTGAAATAGATAAGCTCAAAGGATCTTATGGCGGAAGTGATAAGTCATCTGCATCTTTTTTAAGGCCGGAACATGTTAAATACAACACTCCAGCAAAGGCAAAAAATCTAGGTACTGTCGACAACCTCTCCCAGACACTTACAGGTTCTCTAGGTTCACAAGATGGTGCTAATACTCTCTATTTCAAGGTTGTCACTAACGGTGATTCAGATCTAAAGATAACTAAAAACGTCTTAAATAAATACGAAAATAATTACCTGGCGATTGGACTATTAGACAGCAGTTATAACCCTTTACCCCTAAACTCTTCAGGGTTTACTTATTTCAACGAAATCGTTAATACCGTTCCAATAGAGGCCATTCTTCAGCAGCCGAAGGGAACCTATTATTTTACCGTTACTAATTCTCAGTGGCAGTCCATACCTTTCAGTGTCAACGTCCAAGTTATTAGATATATCCTTCTTGATGGTGTCTCTAGTGGAACAAAAGAATTAACTCTGCGTCTTGCATTAGTCAAGCTCTACGGAACCACCGAAGAATCTTTAGAAGGATCATTAACCGTCGTTCTTCCGAGCAAAGTGAAGGCATTATCTGGTACGTCAACAGGAGAAGATCTGTCGTACTGTACTTTAACGATTATGAAGGGTACGGTCACTATGACTGACGCGACTTACGGCAGACTGAAAATGTATTGGAGAATGGAAGGATCAGCCAGCGGTTCAAGTTCAAATACGGCTACACTAACAGTTACAACCCCTGGCGGCGGTTATGGCTAATACGCCTACCAAGCTTGCCAGAATGTAGATGACGAACTGACTAATTAATGGCATTTTCACAATATCTAGCGACAAAAGTTCTCAGCTTTTACAAGAACTCAACATTCCCAACAGCATTGGCGAATGTTTATGTCTCCTTGCATAATGGTGATCCTGGGACCGCTGGAACAAGTAATGACGTAACTAACTCCATAAAAGGAAGTGCTACTCGAGTAGGGATTGCTGCTGCGAATTTCAGTGCTGTAGGAGCAGCTAGCGGTGGTGGTTTCGAAATAACTAACTCCAATGTCTGTCAGATAACAACTAGCGCACAAAATTCTAGTGGTATAACTGTTTCCTTCTTCGGAGTATGGGATGCAGCAACATCTGGCAATTTCCTCGCATCCGGTACTTTAACGACTAACGTTGATGTACAGCTAGGCGATACCGTGCAATTTAACAGCGGTGCGATGGCAATTAAGGTGATCTAAAATTATGTCCCAGCAGAGATGGTTCCTTGTAGGTATCGGATTAGCGTTTGGAGCATCCAACCTTCTTGCATTATCAATGTTGGGCAGCAATAAAAGCGGTCTACCGAAATTTAAGCTTCCAGTTAGCCAATATTCCTCGTACAGCATTGATGTAGTTAAGACTGGTGAAAGTCAGTCCTATTCAATAAAACATCGGATGCATGATCCAAAAATTGTCGAGGAGTGGAAAGATGTTAATCGCCCAGGAGGATTCCTTAGTGGCGGTAAAGTTAAAATCCAATCTCTGAAGCAGTATCCGGTCGGTGATGAATTCAATCAATCATTTGAACCTTCTTTGACTGCAAAGCAAATAGCCTGCATTGAGGCAGGCGGATCAGGCAAAAATACGGGTAGGCTGATTGGATCGACTGTAGGAACTACGGCAGCACCTCTCTTCAGTGGCGTGCCTATCGTTGGACCATTTTTATCAGGCGCAACAGCTATGTTTGGGATGGATCAAGGTGGAAAGATTGGCAGTCAAATGGCGAAAGACTTCAAGGATTGCTGAGGACGCTTCGAGAAGCAACCTTCATCTCGGATATCAATATGCAGGTAGCCTTTCTTCTCATTTAAGAAAAAGCCACCTTTCCATCTTTTAGCTAACCATTTGCTGAATTCTTCTAAAGAATCGTTAACTGGATAGATATCTAGTGCCATACCTCTTGAGTGATAGTTATCAATAACCTTCTCTTCCGGCCTGTAACCGCCTAGTACTCCTATGGGTGCTCCCCATGCCTCTCTAATGGCATCGAATTGTCCAGCCAGCTCTATGAGGTGTTTTTCGTCCATACTGCCTCTTACAGGCTCTCTACGTGGGTCGTATTGAAGTATCTCTCCCACAGTTAGATAATGACCAATTCGATCTTCTAGTACATTCCAGTCAACATATTCAGCTTTCTTAGTGACAAAGTTAGTGGCAACTTTTTCTCTCCAGTGAGGCTGATAAAGAATCCATTCTTCCCCACTACCTAATATTTTTACTTTGCAATGAGAATCCCTGGGGATCTCCTCCAGACAAGCAACAACTAATTCATCCTCCATATCCACGTATTTTTTTCCTGCTTCTGATAGTTGAAGACTATCGATAGGAGCTTTCTTCAGGAATGTGTCTTGAGATGCTTTCAAGTGTAATGGTACAACTGATTCTTTCTTCCATTCGTTTGATTCAATTTCCCGACGGTACATCAAGCCTGGCATCTGAACACCAGCAGATTTCGAGTATTGACTGAGCACATATCCAACATCTTCGTAGACCTCTGGGTGAAGCACTCCTTCTTTTAGTACTTCCTGAAGTTCCTCGAACTCAGGCTTCTCAAAGAAGTCATACCCCATATTCCAAGCAAAACTAATCAGTGCCGATTGCCTGTTCGGTCCTAAGTTATTCCAGCCAGGGATCTTCGAAACTTCTGGAAGAATATCTCTAGCAATTTGTTCTTCCGTATAAGCAGTGCATACTGATTCATGGCAGACATCTCCCATTCGAACAGGATCTCCATTTGAATAGCGCGTTATACCCGTGCATATCGTTGGAATACCTAGCGGATCTAAATAGGACTCGACTTCAGTCCCTTCAAACCTCTCGATCAGTACTACTGCTTTCTTGATTGTTAATGGGTGGGTCATCGTAAATCATTGCAAAACGTATTGATTTCTTTGCCATCGGTTCCTGACGCAAAGTCATTCTTTCGGCTACGTCTCCAGCCGCCATACTACTGTATCCTTTTGACTTAAGTAACTCATAAGTTTCTAAAAATGTATCTATATCAGCACTACCCGCAAATCTAGTATCATCCTCGTCAAAGGAATAATCATAAGCACTCTCGATTGACCCATCACCCGCTAGGCGCATCAGGTAATTACGACTATTTCTATGTTAACTACGATACTTATCTAAGGAGGGCTCTCAAAGCTTCTGGGTATTTGGACGCGAAATGGGCTAGATCATTACTTGCCGAATTAGCAGCATTAATCCCTGATGCTTTCTTCAGTTCTGCAACGTAATAATGAGCTTGAGTATCTGCTAAATGTTGTTCAGCTCTGGCTGTATTAGCGTTGTTTATGGCTGCTTGCTGTAGTGCAGCGACATCCTGTGTGCTGGCAATATCGCCTCTAACCCTTTGTGTGTTTAAGGTCTGATTAACAGCTTGTTTCTCTTGGTAACTCGATGGTCCGGTCTCATTCAGACTCGCTGCATCTAAGTTAATATTTTGGCTTGGTGGCAAATTCATATGGTGTAGCCCCGCGTTAACGGGGCGATAGCTTCTCGGTCAGCCAATTGCAGGAGCAAGTAAAGCTATGTCACTAGATGCTGTAGAAGCTAGATCTAGTGGGAAGTTATGAGCATTACGCTCGTGCATAACTTCCATGCCGAGGTTGGCGCGATTTAATACGTCTCCCCAAGTAGGAATGACTTTACCTTCATAGTCTACGACAGACTGATTGAAGTTGAATCCATTTAAGTTAAAAGCCATCGTACAAATGCCCATACTAGTTAGCCATATACAAACGACAGGCCAGCTAGCAAGGAAGAAGTGAAGACTTCTGGAGTTATTAAATGACGCATATTGGAAGATTAACCTTCCGAAGTAGCCATGTGCGGCAACGATGTTATATGTTTCTTCTTCTTGCCCGAACTTGTAACCATAGTTCTGGGAATCCAGACCTGTAGTTTCTCTAACAAGAGAAGAAGTTACGAGAGAACCATGCATAGCAGCGAACAAAGCCCCACCGAACATGCCTGCTACACCAAGCATATGGAATGGATGCATCAAGATATTGTGCTCAGCCTGGAAAACGAACATGAAGTTGAATGTTCCCGAAATTCCTAGAGGCATACCATCAGAGAATGAACCCTGACCGAATGGGTAAACAAGGAATACTGCGAATGCAGCAGATACTGGAGCGGAATAAGCGACACAGATCCAAGGACGCATGCCTAAGCGGTACGACAGCTCCCACTGACGCCCCATATAGGCGGAGATACCAATCAAGAAGTGAAATACAACGAGCTGGTAAGGACCGCCGTTGTAAAGCCATTCATCTAGATTCGCCGCTTCCCAGATGGGGTAGAAATGTAACCCAATTGCGTTACTAGAAGGTACAACAGCACCAGAAATAATGTTGTTGCCATAAAATAAAGAGCCAGCTACTGGCTCACGAATACCATCGATATCGACGGGAGGGGCTGCTATAAAAGCAATGATGAAACAAGTTGTAGCCGCGAGCAGGCATGGAATCATTAAGACTCCAAACCAACCAACATAAATACGATTATTGGATGATGTTACCCAATCGCAAAACTCGTCCCAACCTTGCAATAGTCCCTTATCCCTCGTTAAAGAGGATGTTGACATTGAAGTAATAGTACGGATTGAACTTGTATGATGAGAGACTTTTCCCCGTGGTCTCGGTTAGGGGATGCTGATACGTCTACCAGCAGACCTTATCTTAGGAAATTTTATTTATTTACCCGCCGCCATGACCGACGCCACCGCCACTTCTAGTTGCTCCTTTTCTCCTTCGTCGCCCTGCTGCTGCTTTAGCACGAGCTCTGGCTTGTCCTGCCTTGGCATGTTTAGTACCTCCTCCTCCTCCGACTTTGGGAGAAATATCACTGCTTTCGTCAGGCCAATAGCAATCACTTGGTATCCCATCTTTTATAGTTCTACACTCCCCAAACGCACGTTTCCAATCAAGGTCGGTAGTCGTCGGATTGTATTTCATAGCCGCCTCTAAGGTCATTCCAGCGGCTAAATGTTTCGCGAAAGCCTTCTCTGTCCACTTAAGACCCGCAGACTTTTCGTCGACAGGATCTTCCTTTGCTACAGGTTCTTCTGTGATAGCTGGTTCTTCTGTAATAGCTGATCCGTCTATATCTCTAGCTGTCTCTCTCAGCCAAGGACCGCCATCACTCTTGACTATATTGTCTAATTCTTGTCGCTTCCTGTCTATATCTGACACATAAGAGCCATAGTATGGATCATTATGCCTACTATCTATGAGATAGGGAATACTTCCACTGCGAATAGCTTCTTGATTTTTTAGACCTTGCAGACTTCGAATGTTTACAAAATCTGCTAGTTCCCCTGCGAATCTAGTCATTTAATAGCCTCTCCGGCTCTTCTTCTGCCAAACATCTTTCTTACTTAAAGTCATATACAACTTATTTTAGACAATAAAAAACCACCGCCATTACAGCAGTGGTCTTATTATTTATTGATTTAGAAGCTAAACTTACCGCCGAGCTTTAAACCGTAAACATTGTCTGCGTCTTCGTTAGATATTCCAGCAAACTCTCCATAAGCAGAAAGTCTTTCTGTTAAACCGTAAGAACCGCCAACCTTAGCACTGACCTCTGTAGATCTTTCGCCATTAATTGGATAAAGAACTGTAGGACCGCCTTGGATGTAGTAGTCAAGTTTTTCTGTTGCACTACCTTCGTACCCGACATGAAGATCAAGTGATGACCCCCATGAGTCTGTACCAACGTAGGCTTTATTGAATTCAGGATTCAAATATACACCAGCAGATGCCGGTAAAGTTGCCGCTGAAAGAAGTACGGCTAATGTCGCTTGTCTAATCATTTAATTAATTAAGAAATCAAGATGTGCTTATTCTTCGGAAACCAAGATCTTGCTACGCAACTGATCAGGAGATGCCTGGCTAAGTGCTTGCCATGCAGCTGCTGGGTTTTTGTCGCTCAAGTTAGAAAATGCAGCCCAGAAATCACCTTGCTTTGCAGCTTGCGTTCCAGGTGCTGGCATGTCCATCTGAGGACGGCGGAAAGATGCTTGTTTTGCAGGAGCCGCTTGTCTTGGAGCTGCCTGAGATGCCTGTGGAGCTGCTAGTGGAGTAGGAGAAAATTGGGCTTGCTGTGTGCGTGCCTCATTTGCTGCAACTTCAGCGGCTAGACGATCTTGTGGTAACTCTACTGGATGTGGTCCTTTAGGTCCGAAAAACTCATTTACATATTCTGACAACATGTCTGGGTTAGTCAGCATTACGTGATATGCAGCGTTGTCTTCTGCTGCCGCCTTGACTACCTTTTTCGCGCCTTCGACTGACTTGGTTAGCTTTTCGACTTGAACTAAAGACTTAGCTGTCTCTTGTGCCTGATTAATAAGTGCATCCTCGACTACGCATGAGTAGCGGTTAAGTAATGCTGGTGCTTCTGCTCCGAAGTGCTGAATTACTTCAAGACTTTCGTCGCTTATTGCTCCTAGATACCCGTCCTGACTTTGTACGCTTCCTTGCTGCTTCGAGGTCTGCTCCTGTACCTGTGGTGTCTGGTAATACGCCTGCGTTGCTTGGGGCACGTAAGTCTGCATCCCCGAAACGGATGGAGCCGCTTGGTAGCTCTGTTCCTGAGAGGGATAGCTGCTCGTTACCGGAGCCTGTGGGGTCGGCGTTGAGTATGCTGCCTGCGGTTGGGAGTTCCGCGTCCCGCTCAGACTGTCGCTTAGTCGGTTGAACGCCTCCTGCCAAGGAGTTTGGTCCTGAGCCTGTGGGGCTGCTACCTGGGGCTGAGGTGTCTGCACCTGTGGAGCCGAAGGTATCTGGTACGAAGGTTGGTCGTTCTGGACCGGAGCTTGCTGGGTAGCCTGCGTCGGCACGGGTGCGCTCGATGGAATCGAGGGTTGCTGGATCGCCTGTGCCTGTGTCGTCTGAATACTGTCCTGCATAAGTTAATTCTCGTTTTAAGAAATCAAGTGCCCGATATACATAAGGCGTTAAATCAAGCTTCGGATCGGCTAGTAAAGGCAGATCTGGGGCTTGGGGGTGAGGGGTTTGTCGCATGTCATTGATTAGCGACAAGAATTGTCCAATACTTTGTTGTGTTGCCTGAGCCATCCTGAACGGATAACCACTCAACATTGCGCTTCGTTCTTCGTCCGTCTTATCAGGGAAGAGGTATCGCAGCGCCTCAATGCTATTTACACCGAGTTCTTGTAGGTTGCGAACAACGATACTTGAATTCAGTATGTCTTCAGTCCCGTCTTCAAAGACTGGACCTTTCCACCTCCATTCTACTTTCCTGTTGCCGTCGGGTATTAAGCCAACAACACCTGGAGGGAGGTCGGTGTTCTGAACAGCATCTCGAATGGTATTTTCAAGAGTTTGTTCGAACTCCCTAATAGCTCCATCATACTCAGTTAAGAAACGATCGAATAAAGCTTTGTCTTCTATCTCCTCTTCTATTGGCGGCTGAGGTTTCTGTAGCCCTATTGCAGCAGCAAATGAGTCACGGAAGATCTTCTCCTCATGGTAGACAATTAGACCGAATAGCTTGCACAGACCGTAGGTAAGAAGACCTTTACATCTCCGTGTCGCTGTTGTAGCTGCACGTCCGTATAAACTTTTTATCTCGTATGCGGTAGCACCTGAGCTGATCCCTAGCTCGTCAACGCCACCTAACGCAGTTCTCAATTCTTCGCGGTACTGCCTTGCATACAAATTCTGATCACCTGAAACAGCATCTGGTGTTAGGTATACAGCCCTATCTGTCGGCTCGACATTGGCGATCACCCTTGGAACCTTCATTCCAGAAGTGCCAGACCCTGATGGTTCACTTAGACGAGTAGATGGTCTATTAGCTGAATGGAAACCTGCTTGAGAGCTAATAGTTGGCCTGAGCTGATCCTCACCACCTGATTCGACTAGATCATGTTTTGGTCTACTTGAGACGAGAGTCGGATTACCAAAGAAGTGAATATTGGTTCTGATGTTCTTTACAAGATCATCATGTAAAACTATTTGTTCCGCTAGCCAATCAAAGTCACCAGTTGAATCCATACCAGTGGATCGCATCGTGTTAAACGATTCAACGGCTGGTATAAAACCAAGACTATTAGTCAGTGTCCTCGTTTGATTTGGGTTCCATGAGAAGTTATTGCCTACACCGTGCTCGAACGATGGTCTTTCTGTTGTAATAGATTCCTTGATAACGTCTCTCTTAACTTGAAGTTTCACCCATCTCTCACTTCCATTCGCTGAGTTTGGTGTTGCTAGTGCCCCAAGTCCTGATCTAACCGAGAAACTATAAACCAATTCGATCTCTTCTAATTGAGACGATGAATCATAATAAGCACGATAATTATCTTTACTAAACCACATGATCCTGTAGGAATCGTCTACAGGTCTGAAGTAAAATAATCCTTTTCCATCTAATAAGAAATCATCAACGATTCCTTCTAAGCGAGTATCAATTTCATTCTCTTCAACTAATTGGGCGATGAACATCTTTCGAAAGCCGAAAGTGTCTTGCGCGGGAAAAAATTCTAGCCCCTGGCGAAGCATGAATAGCTTCATCTGTGCCAAGTGACTATTGACAATCATTGTGTCAGTGCCACTCATACCGTCACGCTTACGTGCGGCTTCAAGTATCTGACGGAATCTTTGGCTTGCTGGTGCGCTCATTTATTTAGTTCAATGTGCTCTTAGTTTTCTTGCTACGGCTTGACTAATTGCAGCACTGCCTCCACCTGTGAGACCACCTAATAAAGCTGGCACTGCGGATGTACCTTCTCCTTCCTCCGCTGCTTGTATAACTCGTTGCGTACTGTAATCAGCACCTGGGTTGTTAAATTCAGAAGTTCTCTCTTGTCCCATCAACTCCAGTTCTTTATTAAATAGAAATTCTATTCCCATCCTTTCTTCAGGAGTCATTTTGTCGTGGACGACCGTGGCTGCTACCGCATGCCTTAGTGCGGGGTTCGCTTGATAATCTTCATCGCTAAGAGTTTCATAGTCAACTCTCGTATTTCCTTTTAATATTTCTAAAACCCCATAACCGTCGATCAGTGAAAATGGACCTTGACTAGCTATATGCTCGTAAGCACTTGCTACTCTTGGAAGTCTTTTTGTTATCCGCTGATACGTCTCATTAAAGGTATTATATTTGTCAACTACATGATCTAATTCGTCATGTGCGGCAATATCCGCTAATGCAGCACCTCCAACTCCAGCTAATAAGGGAGCTGTGAGAGCTTGTCTCATTCCAGCGAAATTCATGAAATCATCTCCATTCGATTTGTGCTCCTCCGCGTTTCATCAAACCCTGTACCACTATGTTAAGTGAATCAGCACAGTCATCATGTGGAGCATGCCCGAAGTTGATAACTTCATCGATCATGTAACTGAAATCTCGATATTTATTGAAAATAATCTTCTTGCCCTGGAAAAGACCAATAATCCCTCTAAGGCGAGCTAGCTTATCTCCCCTGAAACCTTTTACAGGACTGACACTTAAATTATAGAGCTGCCACTCATTAAAGAGTATTCGTTTTAAATCTCCCTCGAAACTCTTCTGATAAGCGACAACTTCAGGCCATATGACTACTGGAGAATCTGTGCGGAAATATTGTCCTTCATCATTAACGCTTAATAGATTCCATTCCATCAACAATTCGCATAATGCTTCTACCTTTTCGATATTCCCCATTGACCTCATTCTTCGATAATCAATGATATACACTTTGTCATCCACGCGACCAGCGAGGGTAAAGACTGTCCAGTCATTGCGCTCACTCATCCCAGCGGATAAATCAATCCCTACTCCCATCACGTCGTAGTTGTCTGGAACCTCCCCTCTTACAAACAATTCAGGAGATAGACCAAGCTCCGTAGTTTTAACTGGTTGATTTAAGTACTGATAAGAGAAAGCAATGCGATCTTCTGCTTGCAACTTCAATAAGTACTTAGCTGACCACATTGCAGGCCAATACGACTTAGGAGTCCCTTCGTCGGTGTAATGCAATGCACCCTGCGTAATAACTTTCCAGCCTCTTTTCTCGCAATAAGTGGTCGTAAATAAATCATCGAAATGGAATCTCGTACCCAGGGCAATAGCACGAGCCCCCTGGAACATGGTTGGAACAATAACGTTATTCCAATTAGTTTCCATCTCTCGCCTGATATCTGGATTAGCAATAGCAGCTGCACTCTTTATTGCGTCATCAACAATGATTAAAGAACTACGTTTCGAGGTAATTGTTCCTTTTAGTCCAGCACAAGCGACCGTAAATGCATCTTCACCTCTTATATCAATCTCAGCGAAATCAAAATCTATAGACCATAGTTCATCGCTCGTGCGAGTCTTTGATAAACGAACTGTCGGAAAAATTTCCTGATATTCCTTGTTCATTATCAGGTTTTTTATTGCAGCACTCTTGTTCCTCGATACGTCCACGTTGTACGAAACGTATAAAGTTCTAAGCAGCTTCTTTGCCGTTGCATGCCTGCCAATCAACCAAGCAACAAGTAATCCAATAACTGTTGATTTAGCACTGCCTCGTGGACTTAGAAGGCATGTATTTGGTCCAGCAATATCTTGTAAGTGATCATTGCTATTACCAGTCAAGAATGCCTTATGCCATTCCTTCATATGACGAGCAGCAGGCTTCCCCATTAGCTCACAGAAGTAACCAAAATTATTCCTTGCTTTCAATAAGTGAGGCGGAGTCGCAACAACTTCCGGCTCAGTCTTTATAGATTTAGCTGCTAACTGAGCACTTCTTCTTCTTGCTAAGGCAATAGATGAATTTGGCATTAGTTAGTAAATAATGATTGATTCTTTCTTTTTCCAACCTTTCTTTTCTACCCATGCATTGAACTCAGCTTTAGCCTCTGGAGTTAAATAGCCAAAGATTCTGTTTAGAGCATGTTTTAAAGCGTAATTTTTATCTTCAAATTTCTCTAACTCCATACCACCCTGAAGGGCACAGCAAGCGTCTAGGAGGTCATACATTGGGATAGCCTTAACCTGAGTCTCTTCTTCTTTATTCATTTAACCTCTTTAAATTGCTTATCTAGAGTTTAAATGTTTTCCCTATTTTTGGAGACCTATTAGTACTAAGTTGTCGAAATTTTTTCGACGACTCTTAATAAGCCATCTGCATAGAAGCCTAATAGGGAGAAACCTATAGCCATCGATATTAATGTGGCATTCCGATTGTGCTGATCGATAGCAGCATCAATCATCTCTTTTACTTCTGCTTTGTTGACCAATTTAATGTTTAAAGGATTAGCGTTCATCGACCAGCAATTGCCATACTGACTCATATGCTAAATCCAAAGCTTTAATAACGTCGTCATTTCCTTTGAAAATAGATTT